GCACCGATTGGTTCTCACCACGCACAGCAGTTTTACTGTTAAATATTTCTTTTGCGTGTTTATATTATGTTATTCTAGGCATGTTCCAAACATTGATATGAAAGCCCATGTTATTCACCCTCCTTTAAGTCATAACCTCTGTTCATCCAACTAACGAACTTCATGTTTTCAAGCCAATCTTGTAGGCTAGGTATCCACCCACCACAATCTTCTTTAACATGTTGTTCACCGATAAGTCTTGTAGGAACTTCTCTGCCATCACTATTCACAATGAATAACCCAAAGTGTCTTTCACATTCAAAGATACCTTGTGCATGATGACGGATAGCCCTGTGTCTTGCATCAGCAAAACATTCTTTGGTTGCATCAAACCAATCATGGATAGGTTGATAGTCAGCTTCAACACCTCCCCACTTCTTTACAGATGTTTTAGAATGGTAATGAGTATTCATTATTCTTCCTCCTCTTCATCCATTTCATAGCCATAATCTTCTGTTGACATGGTGTTAATACCAACTTTTAATGAAGTCTTTGGTGGGCTTTCCGTAAAGTCAATAATTAAATTACCTTGACCACCTTCGTTGTTATACCAATCTAACCCTGTGCTATCTAACGCACGACTACATAAATCTTCAAGCACTTCATATAGTTTCATAGGTTTTGTTTCAAGAGGTTTGTTACCATAAACAATTTCTGTCCATGCAATCATGTCACTTGGTATGTCTTGTCTTTGGTCTTGCCTGTCTATGTAGTAAACATCTTCAATCTGACCTTCGTCACCACCACCTTGAAAGTAAACATAGACTTGCTTTGCACCTAGCAGATTTAACTGCGTCAGTAGTGTTTCTTTTTCCGACTTACTTGGATATATTTTTTGCACGATGCTCTCTCCTTACATAAAAAGAACATTCTTACTCTAAAGTAAAAATGTTCGGTTGAAATTCGCAGTAAATACTTACTGCGTTTACTACACTTACTAAATTACAATTCTATTCTAGTATTATACCACAATGGTTGACAATGTCAAGTTTTATGACAAAAATTTTTACTTGCTTTTGTGCGAACTATTTAGTCCTTTTAACAACTCTAAATCAGTCACAACTATGTAATTACTCTTTGGCATGGGGACGATACAATGTTTATAATTAAGTGCATGTTTCTCACCACACTCTAAACATAGCTTATAACCTAACGCATATCTAGCGTCAGCTATATCACCACCACATTGTCTGCATTGATTGATCATTTAATCCTCCCTGCTAAATATTCTAATGCACGAGGTTTCATGTAGGTAACTACCACATGTTCATTTTGTCTATCTTTAGTTTCACGCACAAAGATAAACTTCCGTCTTTGACACAGCTTAAATATTGAGTATGTTCTATCAGCATCAATCCAATCAACATCTTCCACATGTATCATGCCTTGACCTAAAGTAAATACCCACCATAATAAATAGTCTTTCACTTCTTTATCGGTATGTTTTTTTAATTGGCTCATCAAAAGTCCTTCCAAATCAGAAACGCAAAATACGCAAACACAAACGCATACATCGCCCATGTTGTATACTTTTCTTGTATACGGTCATTGTCTTCGTTTGTGTAAGTCCCACCCCACGCATCTCGTGAACTTCGTGGTGTAGGTTTAGCCACGCTATCGGGTTGGAAAAAGTGATAACCCTTTTTTGCGTTGCGTGCAAATTTCTTCATCTGCCATGTTTCAAATTTGCGTATGGCTTGTCTTTGTTCTTTGTTCATACTTCCTCCTTAATTTAATAAGTCCTTGTTGTTCTAAATACTTAAGCCTGTGAAAATTAGTGATAACTAATTTGCATATTTCTTTCTGTGTCATTGACGGATTACTCCGTAACAATTCGTTAACTTTGTGGGCATGACGCCAATCATCTAACTTGGTATACATTTAAAATAAACAATCCCCCACTAAAGACATAACATCTTCTTTAACTTCTTTAACTACTTCTAGCTTGATGACATTGTTGCCTTGTTCTTTATGCCACTTCGCCTCTTTAGCGTTCCATCTATACTGACGGATTACTTCACCATCATCATCAATGACTGCATATGTAAAAGGCAAACTCATTTTGTCTGCTCTACCTTTGGTGGTTCTTTAGGTGGTTCTTTTTTAATATCATCATGAATGACACCTATATATAGTGCGATATATAGTGCGGTTAACCATGCGATTGTATCCATATTAGAAAGTCCTTTGTTCAAAGCATTCCAAATGCGATTTAATATAGAAGTTTGGTCTGATTTCTTCATATAGTTCCCCTTGCACACACTTCAAGTTCATCTTGTATTTCTTATGCACATGGATAGACTGCATGATTGCCCACATTAAACAGCAACCTACAATAAAACCTACCACTACAAACCCTGTGCCTTCATACTTATTGTTTGTCATCATAGCCCCCTGTATGCTTCAGCTAGAGCCTTGCCAAACTTCCTTAACTTCTTCTCATGCTCTAATAGTTTATCGGTATCTTTCTTAGCCTTAACTGCAAACTGCGTAAACTTTTCTTCACCCATGAAGTATGGAAGTAATACTTGAAACGCCTGGTGTAGCTTTTCATAGTCGGGTTCTTCGGGAAAAGTTAAGTTAACTTCGTAGGCTTGTTTCAATCCTTCAACCAATATCTGTTCTACTTGGTCAGCATCTAATTCAATCGGCACTTGCATATCTCTCTCCTTTTTGTTTATAAAAAATAAGATTAGACCATTTAACTACTGGTTCTAATCTATGCCATGACTTTGGTTTCTTTATGGTAGTGTCATGAAAGTTTGTTGCACCATAACTGTAATCAACTTCCAATCGGTGTAATACTTTATACGCTATATCATAATAGTGTTGTCGGATAACCGATGGTGGTTGTGTAATCCCATACCAACTAAATTGATATGGTCGTTTCATCTCAAGGCACACATTCTTTTTGTTAAAGTCGGCTCGCCTCATTAATACATAGCCTACTGCAATCTGAGCCTGTGGTGGCTCGGTTGCTGACTCCATGTATATGGTCGTGGCGAGACAAAGTAAAGCTTGGTCAATCATACTGACCTCCTTTAATTATGTTTATACGAGTTTAAATTTAGTCTGTGAAAAGACTTAGAATGTAAAATTGCTCACGATGATATTGATTTGTTTCATATTTTTCTCCTTTGATTAGTCTTCGCAACTGCCATTGACACAGGCAACATTGTTTAAGATTTCTTCTTCAAGCGATGCAAGGGCATCTTGTTTCTCAATGTCAAGGGCTTTGTCATTGAGTTCTGCATACATATCTTTAGTATACGGCTCATACCTTACCATCAAACCCGCGTCAGCACAAGCACTTATGTAGTCATCAAACAAAAACCTTGACACACTATCTGAGTTTATGCTCAATACTATTGTTATCTTATTGCTCATTTGTTTCTCCTTTGTTTAAAAAAGCCATGCCTTCATCAGTCAGTTTATGGTTAAACTTTCTAGTGAACGGGTCTTGCAAACTATCTATATATCCATAGTCATTACACTTTTCAAATAGAAACCACTTACCACTCTCAAAACCCCATGCGATATGACGCCACACAGGTTCACGACCATGAGTGAGTAGCCACTCTAGTAGAAATTCTTTAACTTTGTGGGCGTCTGACATAAAACTTTCTTTCTTTACAAGTGGTATCTTCACAACGAAGGCAATCAATACACGCTTGGTCAATGAGTAAGTCTTCGTAGTGTCGTTCTTTATACAACACATAACGGAAAAAGTCTAGTTCATGCCTTGCCCAATTAATTAAACGCTGTTCAACTTCGTGGGACTTGGTGGGTGATATTTGGTTATACATTTGCCTCCATTCCTTGTCACTCCAATCTTTAAGTATGTGTCCTACTCGGTAGCTTTTTAGCTGATTGCTTACATACTCTTTTACTTGGTCTATATTCATCTTAACACCATGATTAGAAGTAAAAAGATGTTGATACCAAAAGATACAACTGCACAAGTTCTTAACCTTCTGTAATGCTCTTTGTTAATCGGGGTATATTCTGACATATATATTTCTCTGTCATACCCTTTGTAGCTTGGTGTCGCTTGCGATTTAAATATCGGTTTCGTTTTCATGCTTGTTCCTTTCTGATTGATTGTTGATGTTGCATGGATTGATAAGTGGCTCTGAACAAATCTACTTTCGGGTAAGAATGTTCGGGGTTCAGCTGACGATACGCTTCAATAACAAACTTGACATTTTCTCTGTCTATGCTGTCAAATTCTTTGATGTTTTTATAGTATCGCTTGACTGCTCGTTCTACTTCCCAAAAGGTGAATGATTTACCTTTACTGCAATAATATGGGAAGTTTTTGTAGAAGTTATACACATAGTCGGCAAAACCTTGATACTGATAGTCAAACCTATCTGTGTTTGATGCGTTTAATATATTCATTCTTTTCTCTCCCATTGATTGTTGCGTTTAACATATATATCATATGTTTCGGTATAGTCCCAATCACACCCACGCATACCACTTGCATCTAACATTCTTCTTAATTCGTTATGGGTTATGGTGGCTTTATCTTCCAACGACATATGATGATACTCTTTATACTCTCTATCAAGTTCTTCATATAAGTCATTATCATCTTCAATACCTTCTATTGCCCAACCTATTACATACATGAATTGACCATCGTCATTAAAATCTTCATCGCCAAAGGTAATATGCATGTTAGGCACTACTAAGATTTCCTCGCCTGTTGTTTTATGTATATAACTCATACCTCTCTCCTTAAAAAAATGAACAATCTTACTCAAAAGTAAAATTGTTCGGGGTTGAAATGCTCAAAACATGGAAGGCAAACTAATTGCTCTTTCATTCTAATATTATACCATAATGGTGGACATTGTCAAGTTTTCCGTTCCTGTTTTATACTATGTCGGTTCATGTTTTTCATCACCTATAAATACGCTGATAGGTGTTTGATTGGGGGTGTTTTTTATATGGGGTATCACAAAGTTAACATTGTCTACTTTTAGGGAAGAATGGACATTGTCGTGTAATATTATTAAGTGCTTGATTTGATTGGGTTTATAGAGTTGACTTTGTTAACTTTGTGGGTATATTATAACAACCTAAGTCCTTGATTTATAAGTAATAATACAAGGGTGTTTACATTGTCAATAGCTAAATAACAAGCTAAGTCATTGATTATTCAGTAATAATACAATATAACACGAAAAACGGCATTGCGTGGGCTGGGGGAAAGAGGGCAGGAAAAAATAAAATTGACTAGCCACGAAGTTAAAAAAGTAAAAACAAATTTTCGTCCCGAGGTAATTTTTACTTTTCCTTGTTATATTGTATTTTTATATTAAGTTATTGATTATATTGATATTTGTATTTTTATACCTGCTTTTCTAAGTCATTGATTTTTCAGTAATAATACACCCTACATTTTATAGGGGTATTCTAAGTCATTGATTTTTCAGTAATAATACAGGGCTTGTTATATTACCCCATGTGCGTGTTATATTGCGTCATCAAATTGTCACAATTAAAAGACACAGAAACATGTAGCCACGAAGTTAACTGCGTGAACATTCTTACTTCTGCGTAAACTTGTTCGTTGACTTTGGCTTAGGCTTTAGCATTCTTTTTACTACGGTCATAACTACGGTCAGACCAAGTTAACTTTGTTAACTTGGTAAAAAATGGGCGAAAAAAAACCCCGTATTTCTACAGGGCTTTTTTAACTTCGTGATTACTTAATGTCAGCAAGTGCCTTTTTAACAATGCTTTCATTTTTTAAGCAACGATAAACAAAATCTAGCTTAACGACTGACCATGAAAAAACAGGCTCACCATTCTTATTCAAGCCAGTTTCTACTTTCAACATCTTTTCAATTTCATCTCTGAATTTTTTGATGTTGTCTTTTTGGGTTTCCTTTTCCGCACTTTGATTTTTTTCCAATTTCCATGCCTTAGCTTTGATAAGCTCTTTTTGAAGTTCTACGCTTTCCTTGTCAGTTTTTACGCTGACTTCTTGTAATGACTTCAAAATATTTTCTAATGATACATGAGCATATTTGTCAGCTATGAATTTTCTACCCTCTGCCATTCTAGCACTTGCCTCAGTATTTTTGGCAGGTTTCACGAAGTTATCATTTGCGACTTTTAATTGCTTTAACATCTGAGAGAAAAGTTTTTCTGATGTTGTTAATTGCAACCCATGATTATTCACAAGCCCGTTGATAATAACCTGTTGCACTTGCTTGAGTAAATCATAATCAGGCTTTAAGCCTAATAGCTTGAGCAATAATGCAACCGCCTTGCTCATTCTATCATCAGCACTCAACGCTGATTTATGGGTTTCTTTTAACTCAACGCTGATTTTTAAACATGCCTCAGCTTGTGATGTTGATAAAGTAATTACTTCATTTTGATTATTTTCCATGATACATTTTCCTTTTCTATTTAAGTTTAAATAAGTGAACATTTTTACTTTAGCGTAAGAATGTTCACAAGGTTCAGCGTTATTGCCTTGCCTTAATTAAACTATGACATCTAGCTTGATAATGTCAATCTTTTAGCACCTATCCGAACCCCACCTATACCCCATCACCCCAAAACTTTGTGGGACTCCGTGCGATTGCCTTTACACTATGATTCGCATAAACGATATACATTTTTTAAAAAATCAGAAAATAGAAACCCACCCCCTTGCTTTTGAAAACGTAAAAAGCCAAAAATATATATTATAAAAAATAAAAAATAGCCCCCCCACCCCCACGCTATGATATAATGTTTCTAATTAACAAGGAGGCGATATGAACGTAGTAAAATTTAACGACATATATGAAGTTCGATACAGTTATGAAGAGGCTTTAGCTCGCGGAGATAAACAATATTCAGGTAGACCCTGTAGACATGGACATGGAACTATGAGATTTATGGCTAATAAAGATTGCGTTAGATGTAGGGCAAATATAAAAAATAAAGCAAGAGATAGATATATGCAAGCTAGGGCTTTGAAAGAGCCAAAACTAAAACCAAAACCTAAAAGCTATACTCCTCCAGGACTATCGGAAAAAGAACAGTGGGCCTATAGAGCTGTAAGACATTCAGGTAGAAAAGTACTACAAGCGGAAGATATAATTCCATTATTAGTGGATGTTTGTCCCATACTAGAGGTGCCATTAAACTATAGTCCAGTAGGGTACGGACAAAAAACTCCGCCTAATCATGCATCATTAGACAAGATTGATCCAAGTAAAGGATATGTAGTAGGCAACTTGCAAGTAATAAGTAAAAAAGCTAATTCTATGAAAAGCGATGCCTCTATAGAAGAATTAAGAAAGTTTGTAAAAAATATAACTGTTATATTGCTTTAGGATCGAAGTTGTATAACTCGGAGTAGACGTCTTTGATACGGAGGAACTTAGGACCATGCTCATGGAAATCATCATCACCTCTTACATATAAGGCTAGATGCACCATCTCATGGAGAAGGGTTTGAAATATAGTAGTAAAGTACCCACAAGAACCAGAACTTATTTGAATTTCCATCTCATGCTCATCAAAACATCCATAGATGGTAGGATCTTTAATAACTTTAAATCTGACTTTAGAAGACTTAGGCATAGGAAGGGTATTGAAAGGCGCCATTTGACAAGCCATGTTGTAGAGAATCGCTAAATTCTTTGAAGTAAGAGTAGTTTTCATACACCCATTCTATCAAAAAAGTGCTTGATTTATATAATAATTTACTATATATTGCCCTCAACAGCTGCAAAAATAAATTCTAAGGTGTAAACAGCGACATTTTATGGCTATATCCATTATTCCAGAAACAAATAAGCCCTTGCCTGATGACTTTGAGTCAGAAGAACCTACTACTTTCAATAAAAAAGTGGAAGTTGCCTCCGCAACTGCTAAATTTCTAATGGATGCAGGAGCAGAAATCCCAGTTTCGACCCAAGAAAAAGAAGAAGCAGCAGAAATATTTAAAAAATACACTAATCCTGACGTTACTGCCTCATTAAACGCAGCAACCAACAAATCATTAAGCGTTCCGGCTACGGTTCAGCATTTATATGCGATGCTCTCGGATTATGATCATCAAGTTGTACAAGAAGCCGTCCAGTTGAGACGGTTTGTTACAAATAAACTTATAGAAGATGCAGGATTATCAGATCCAAGACACAGATTAAAAGCTCTAGAGCTTCTAGGTAAGATATCTGACGTAGGATTGTTCTCAGAGAAAACAGAAATCACAGTTAAAAATTTAAGCCAAGAAGATTTAGAAACACAAATCAAATCAAAGCTTTACAAAATATTAGGCAAGACTGCAGTTATAGATACAACGTTTGAAGTTGTAGATGTAAAAGACATAACACCAGATATTTAATATGCCTATTGAAATTACAGGCGTAACTGATGCCGAGTTAGATAAAGCGTTAGCTAATATAAGCTTACTAACGGCTACAGAACAACAACAGTTATTATCTGAGCTAGATGCATTAGAAAAAACTCAGACTGTTGAGAAAAGACAGAATACTTTTTTGGAGTTTGTGAAACATGTATATCCTGGTTACAAAGTTGGTGCACACCATAAACGATTGGCTCAAATCTTTGAAGACATCGCTAACGGGAAAAAGAAACGCGTTATTGTTAATATTGCTCCGCGACACGGGAAATCAGAACTCATCTCATATTTGGCACCGGCTTGGTTTTTGGGTAAGTATCCAGACAAGAAGATTATTATGGCATCTCATACTGCTGACCTTGCAGTTAACTTTGGTCGACGTGTTCGTAACCTTGTGGGTAGTGATGCTTATAGTGATATATTTCCTGATGTAGAGTTACAAGCAGATAGTAAGTCTGCCTCTCGTTGGGGAACTAATCATAATGGAGAATATTTTGCAATTGGTGTTGGTGGTGCCCTCGCTGGTCGCGGGGCTGATTTGTTTATCATTGATGATCCACACTCCGAGCAAGACGCCAAGTTGGGTAGACCGGATGTTTTTTTGCCTGCTTGGGAGTGGTTTCAGTCTGGTCCAATACAACGTCTTATGCCGGGCGGTGCGATTATTGTGGTGATGACTAGGTGGTCTAAGCTAGACTTGACCGGCCAAATAGTTAACCAAATGATCAAGACTGAAGGAGTTGACGATTGGGAAGTCGTTGAATTTCCAGCGATTATTGAAGACAAAGAAGGTAACGAAGCTTCACTATGGCCTGAGTTCTGGCCACTAGAAGAACTACAATCTAAGAAGGCTTCACTAGATGTACGGTATTGGAATGCGCAATACTTACAGAACCCAGTCTCAGAAGAAGGTGCTCTCATCAAACGTGAATGGTGGAAGATATGGGAAGACGAAGTGCCACCAAGTTGTGAGTTTACGATTATGTCTCTTGATGCTGCACAAGAAGCCAATACGCGAGCTGACTTTAATTCGTTAACTACGTGGGGTGTCTTTTTTAACGAAGAGACCAATAATTATAATATAATACTGCTAAATGCTATTAAGCAACGATTAGAGTTTCCTGAATTAAAAGAACTAGTTTTAGCCGAGTATAAGGAATGGCAACCCGACGCGTTCATAGTAGAAAAGAAATCTAACGGAGCCGCCCTCTATCAAGAGATGAGAAGGATGGGTGTTCCCTTAGGAGAATTTACACCAGGAAAAGGTCAAGATAAGATTAGCCGCGTTAACTCCGTGGCAGATCTCTTTAGATCTGGTATAGTGTGGGCTCCAGACAGAAGGTGGGCACATGAATTAATTGAGGAGTGTAATGACTTCCCATCAGGTGCTAACGATGACCAAGTGGATAGTACCACTATGGCTCTCATGCGCTTTAGACAAGGTGGGTTTATTAGATTACCTAATGATGAACCTGAAGATATACCAGGATTTAGAAGTTCTAGAAATAAGTTGTATTTAGTTTAAGGATAAATTATGGCAGACAATATAGATAAAAGTTTAGCACAAGCACCTCAAGGCCTAGAAGAATTAGCGATGGGCCAACCAGACCTTTCAATTGAAATAGAAAATCCAGAAAGTGTTACCTTAGATGATGGTAGCATGGAGATTACCATTGTACCTGGTAAAGAAGAAAGCGATGATGAGTTTAATGCCAACTTAGCAGACGATATGGATGAAGGTCAGTTAACTGAATTGTCTGGTGATTTGATTGGTGAATATGATGCTGATATCAGCTCAAGAAAAGATTGGCTAACCACTTATGTAGATGGTCTAGAATTATTAGGTCTTAAAGTAGAAGATAGAACAGAGCCATGGCCAGGCGCATGTAATGTTTATCATCCACTCATGACTGAAGCGTTAGTTAAGTTTCAAGCAGAAACTATGATGGAAACATTCCCCGCTGCAGGTCCTGTTAAAACAGTAGTTGTGGGTAAACAAACAAAAGAAAAAGAAGATGCTGCTGAACGTGTAAAAGATGATATGAACTATCAGCTAACCGATATGATGCCTGAGTATCGTCCTGAACATGAAAGAATGTTATGGGGTCTAGGATTAGCAGGTAATGCGTTTAAGAAAGTTTATTATGATCCATCGTTAGAACGTCAAGTGTCTATGTATGTTCCAGCAGAAGATATTGTAGTTCCATATGGTGCGTCATCACTAGAAATGGCAGAACGTGTAACTCACGTAATGCGTAAAACTAAAAATGAGCTACGTAAACTTATGGTAGCTGGGTTCTACCGAGATGTAGATTTAGGTGAACCGTTCCTAGATGTTGATGAAGCTGAGAAAAAGATTGCAGAAAAGTTAGGCTTCAACCCAACAGAAGATGATCGCTATAAGATTTTAGAAATGCATGTTAATTTGGATCTTGAAAATGGAGATTCAGAAGATGGCATAGCACTACCTTATATTGTAACTATAGAAAAAGGTACAGGTACTATATTAGCTATAAGACGTAATTGGAATCCAGATGATGACTTAAAAGCTAAACGTCAACACTTTGTACATTATGGTTACATTCCAGGCTTTGGTTTTTATTGCTTTGGTTTAATTCATTTAATTGGTGCCTTTGCAAAATCAGGCACAATGATTCTTCGTCAGTTAGTAGATGCAGGTACATTAGCTAATCTTCCAGGCGGTCTTAAGTCTCGTGGACTAAGAATTAAAGGTGATGATACTCCGATTGCTCCAGGTGAATGGCGTGACGTAGATGTACCATCAGGTGCTGTTCGTGACAACATCTTACCTCTTCCTTATAAAGAACCTTCACAAGTTCTTAATCAGTTAATGAATCAAATCATTGAAGAAGGAAGACGTTTTGCTTCAGCTGCAGATATGAAAGTATCTGATATGAGTGCTAACTCACCAGTAGGAACTACGTTAGCTATTCTTGAGCGAACCCTCAAAGTAATGTCTGCTGTTCAAGCGCGTATTTACTATGCGATGAAACAAGAGTTTAAATTACTTAAAGTTATTATTCGTGATTACACTCCAAAAGAATATTCATATGAACCTGAAGTAGGTGATAGAAGAGCTAAACAAGCAGATTATGACAACTGTGATGTTATTCCAGTAAGTGATCCTAATGCTGCTACGATGTCTCAAAAAGTTGTGCAGTATCAAGCTGTTATGCAAATGGCACAACAATATCCACAGATTTATGACTTACCAGAACTCAATAAACAAATGCTTGAAGTATTAGGCATTAAAAATATTGGTAAGCTTATTCCATCAGCTGATGATCAAAAACCAAAAGATCCTGTATCAGAAAACATGGCGATTATTAATGGTAAACCTGTAAAAGCGTTTATCTATCAAGATCATCAAGCTCATATTCAAGTGCATATGGCTGCTATGCAAGATCCTAAGATTATGCAAATAGTGGGTCAAAATCCTCAAGCCCAAACAATTCAAGCAGCTGCTATGGCTCATATTAATGAACATATTGCGTTTGAATATAGAAAACAAATGGAAGAGCAATTAGGAGTTCCACTACCTAATCCTGATGAAACATTACCAGAAGATGTTGAACTAGAATTATCTAGATTAACTGCTGCAGCAGCTCAAAAACTTTTAGCTAAAGATCAAGCAGAAGCACAGCAACAACAAATTCAACAACAGCAACAAGATCCGTTGATTCAAATGCAACAACAAGAACTTGCAATTAAACAACAAGAAGTTCAAATCAAAGCACAAAAAACTCAAGCAGATATTCAAATAGAACATATGAAAATGGATATTGAGAAAATGCGAGTTGAGTCTCAAGAAAGAATTGCAGGCGCTAAAATAGGTGCTGATGCAGAAAAAGAAAAGAACAAAACAGAAGCGCATCAATTATTAGAAGGTGTTAGATTAGGAATGCACTCAACCGAAAATAAAAAGGATAATCAACTTCAGGAGTAAACCATGGACCAAACGCTAGAACTATTATTGTCTCGAATAGATGATCAGCGCAAAACAGTATTAACAAATTTAGGAGACGGAGCAGCAAAAGATTTTGCTTCGTACCAAAATATGACAGGATATATTCGAGGTCTATCCGTCGCAGAAAGTATTATAAAAGACCTTGCACAAAGAATGGAGACATATGAAGATGAGTGATCAAATCCTCACAATGAATAAGAATTTGGTAGATGCAAATGGTCGACCAATTGTTGTTCCAAAACTTGAAGATGTAAATGCAGAAGACATACCAATTGAAGAACGTGGTTTACAGTTACCTGAGCCTAAAGGATACAAGTTACTTTGTGCAATTCCTGACGCTGCAGAAACTTATCAAGGTGGTATTGTAAAAGCAGATTCAACTAGAACTATAGAAGAACATTCAACTGTAGTTTTATTTGTAGTAAAAGTAGGTGACCTAGCT